GTCGATCTTCGGGGATGTCTTTTCTAGGAGTTATCTCTGAGGACTCTAGTTCGAATCGTTCATAAGGATCCATGAAAAACACTTCCAACTCTGGTAGGTTGCTCACCCCTCCCGCTTGCTTGTCTAGTGGCACAAACTTATCGTCTGGTGCCACCTGACACTTCTTGCAAGGTAGAGTGAACAGGGGGTGGAACTTGCAATGCTCCTTCTTGTGAAGTTCATCGGAAGCCTCCACAATCTTCTTCTGGAAAGCGAAAAATTCAGGAGTCTCCGCTTCCAAATAGTCCAGCAACTCAACAATTGACACAGACTCTGGCTTTTCAATAGTTCCGAAGACGGGCTTCAAAAACCACTTATCAGCTGTAAAGTCATCTTCCGAACTAATGACAACTACTGTGTACAATTTAAAATTCCATGCATCGGGTTGGCTATCTCCCGCAAACTTGCGGTGCAAGCCACCATTTGGTCCAGCTGCACCCTCTTTCAAGGACACATCCAAGACCAAATCAAACCGACGCATGACTGAAGCAGGGTTAACAGAGTAATACCCAGCATGAATATCCCGCGTGTTGGTCGTTAAACCAACAATTTTACAACGAATATCATTTTTGCCTTTCTTATCTGCTTCCGCATTCAGTGCTGAACAGTGAGTGTTGTTGATGAATTGAATCACCAACGAAATGGGGTCATTGTCGTTAACCTCTGGTTTCGAATTACCCACATCATCAAACAGCACATACTGGTGCTGTGATCTGAATTCAGACTGGTACTTGTCATTCCCATTCAAAGTACATCTGTATTCTTTCCCTTCTGGAATTCCATTTGCTGCGCAAATAGCATGCGCAACAATTCCAGACGCAGTGCTTTTCCCAACACTGGTACTTCCGCGCATGAAAAATCCATAGGGCTTTTCCCTCAAGCCTTTATCATGCCATGTCGCAGTGTAATCAGAACTGACCTTATCCAAACGGATCAATCTGGCTAGAACCTCTTTCCTGCGAACATCATCCTTGGGCAATTTCGCAGCATAAACCTTATGAGCCTCCCACGTTGTATTCAAATACGTGTAGATCTCAGCTTCCGATGCGAGCCCGTAATGCTCTTTGACATACTCCATCTGTCCCGCAATGGACCTATTTACCATGTCCAACGTAGCCCTATAAGCCTCATCCAACTTGGCAGTGTCCGAGTCAGTCAACATCAATGACCAATCCTTCCTCTCAATCGCAGGAAGAACACTATCTGCAATCCAATCCATAGTCCTGAAAATAAATTCAAGAACTGTGCCACGCTTTGAAGCACTAGCCGGATTGAATGGAAGTGACTTGTAGATATCATTCATCAAGCCATCTTCCAACTTGTCAGGTGCAATACCACACATGACTGCAATAGTCAATAATGATCCAACACCAACTCCAAGTGGTCCTGCAGTCACTGTCTTCCAGTTATTTGAGAACCATTGTCCACTCTGCAAATGCAGTCCCTCATCTTCAACAACCAAAGCTGCTGTAGTATCCACACATGCTTTAACCCATCTCATCAGCATACCATACACTGATTGATTTGGTGCCCACGTTTTAAGGTAAAGCACAAAAAGGGGTAGCATGTCGTGAACACGAGAAACCGTACTCAAAGAGTACACAAAGACCAGTAACGCCTCAAAACGAGACACAAGGGTCTCTGTAAAAGTGTCATCCGCATGCATAACCAATGCACGCCTTGCGGAGGCCACAGTGCTGTCAATAATGCGTAGCGCATTTGCGACATCCGACACGTTCCCTACGAACGCTCCTGCATTATCTAAGGCTTCTTGGTAAAAACCAAATTGCCTGTCCAAGGCTTCCGAATATCCAATGTCCAACACAGAACTTCCTTCAACACTAGTGTTTACTTTACACTTGCACGGTTTAGCCTTTACCGAGTGTTTCCTTGTGCGCTTAAGGTTGGTAGCCTTAAGCGCGTTTCCTTTCTTGTTGCAATCTCCATACTTCTTCTGTAAATCCGAATTCATGTTGAATGTTTAAAAGAAAGGATAAATGACGCTTGCTTTGCTAGAATAAGAATACCACCCAAACTGCTAGAATGGGGCCTTTTCTCACGACTCT